GCGTGGCTCCATGCTGTCGCCCTTTCCGTACATCACTGCAAGGTTGTTTGGGCGCAAGCGCTTACGGGCCAGCGATTCGGCCCTGAACTTCAGTTTGTGGGTCTCGGCGTACTCCTGGGCCTCGGGCCCGCCGCCCAACCCAATGGCTTGGGCGTAGCCGTCGATATCGGCCCAGTCGCTTTCAGAGGTGTCCGTGGCAGGATCCTTTGATCCTCTGCCAGTCTCCAGCCACTCCGGGCGCAGCCCCAACCTACGCGCAATCTTGTGCAACGCCGTCGTGGACTTCGAAAGTCCAAGCTCAAGATCGGAGAGGGTAGAGGGGGCTATGCCGGCAGACCTCGCCAATTCCGCGCGGGAGACGCCCTGAGCCTCTCTTTCCGCCCTGATTCTGCTGCCGATGGTTTCCATGTTCACATTGGAACGGAATGCCGTAACGGAATGCCGTTGACGGCTCATAACGGAATTCCGTAGGATGGCCGCGACCTCACTGGAAACGGCACATGGAAATCACCTGGGCAGACCGAATTAAGGCGCTCGAAGAGCGCGGCTGGTCCCTGACGGAGATCGGTCGTTCCATCGGCAAGTCGCCTCAGACCGTCAGTGACCTGAAGCAGGGCAGGACGACGGAGCCGGGCGGCATGGCTGCCGTCCATCTCCACCACCTGTACGCGACCGGCGCGAAGCCGGCCGGGGCTGCCGCCTGATATGGACGCCCGGTCGCGCCACTTCCTCAACCCTCGCATCTGGCTGCGCATCGCCTTCCAGCGTGTGTTCGGCTGGCTGATGGGGCCGAGCGCGTGGGAGAGGGCACAGCAGAGCCTGGCCAGCCGCGCAGTCGACGAGTACGCCGATTCTATCGGTGCGCCCACGAGGCTCCGCCGGTGACCGGCCTGTTCAGCCCCCTTGCTGAAACTGGCCAGCGGCGCCGTCGATCTCGCCCGAGATCCCAGCGAGCCTGGCGAGAAACGCCTGCATGTACGGACCGTGCTGGGCAAACAGCGTCTCATGCTGTTCCTCGATCCAATCGGGCTTCGACTGGTCCCACACGTGCCGCAGCACATCCGGCTCGGGGTGGGTTGCGATGAGCACTGACAGCAGGGCCTCGTTCGCTTTCGCAGTGGCCGCAAGAACCGAGGCCAGGCGGGTAAGCGTGGCCATATCCATTTCCATGTCCGTCTCCGGTGGCAGTTGTGTTGGGTCGCACCACCAACTCTACCGGCAGGCGGGCGCCCACCACGCCGATCACCGGCCGGTCCGGGCAGGGAAGGGGATCACCACGCTGGGCGCACCGGGGGGTTTCGGCACCGGCTTCCGCGTCGGCCTGGCCTCAACCGTGTCCCCGACCCGCTTCACCACAAACAGCTTTCCGCACATGGGCGTGAGCGTCAGTACGTCGGCCAAGGCCGGCTGAGTCTTTTTCACAGGGCTGCATTCCGATTTGGGGATGCGGCCATTTTCAGAACCAGTCAGGGGAACGCAGGGGAACACGTTGACCCCAGCATTCCCACCCACGGGATAACTGCATGAAAAGCCTAACAATTACCTACGATGACGGCGTCGCGCGAAACCGGTCGTTGCGTGAGCACATCGCGGCCCAGGTGTACGCCGGCGCGGGTGTGACGGCGATTGCCGGTCGGCTCGACATGGCCCCTTCGAAGCTGAGCGAGAAGCTGGCCGGGTGCGACAGCAGCGGCAAGCCGCGCGGCCTGTCCATCGATGACTTCGAGCGCTACGTCGACGAGACCAAGGACGTGACGCCGATCCACTACCTGATCGAACGCTACCTGATCTCGCCGGAGGCACAGCACGCCGAGGCCATCGCGCAGTTCACCAAGCTGGTGGCGGCGATCGAGCCGCTGGCCAAGAGCCTGGGGGTCAAGTGGCCATGAACGCTACCGAGAGGGCCATGCTGGCCGTGCGGTCCCTGTGGTTTATCGCTGGATGCCTGCAGCTGCTGCGGGGTGCCTGATGGCCAGGATCCGCTCTATCAAGCCCGAGTTCTGGTCCAGCGAGCAGGTGATGGAATGCTCGCCGATGGCTCGACTGCTCTTCATCGGCCTGTGGAATTTCTGCGACGACGCCGGCAACCATGTGGCCAGCGCCAAGACCGTGAAGGCCGAAATCTTCCCCGGCGACGACATTGGCTCGTCGGATGTGCAGCGAATGCTCGACGAATTGTCGTCGAATTCCCTGATCGCCTTCTACACCAACGCCGACAAGGAATATCTGCACGTCACTGGCTGGCGCAAGCACCAGAAAATTGACCGCCCCACGTTCAAACATCCGCCGTTCTCGGGTGATGCTCGACGAGGGCTCGACGAGTCCTCACCCCCGGAAGGGAATGGAGTGGAGGGGAGTGGAGAGGAAGGGAAGGGAGAAGATCTATCCTCGCTACGCTCGGATTCGTCCAACGCCGCCGGCGTGGACCTGCTCGGCGACGCCGCAGGCCAGGGCAAGGGGCAGGGCGCCAAGGCCGACCTGAAGGCCCGCAAGGCCGATCGCATCCGCGAGATTGCTGCCGATGCGCAGGCTGCGTTCAACGCGACCATGGCCAAGCCGCACGGCCTGCTGTCCAAGTGCACCGTGCTGAACAAGCCGCGGCTGAAGGCGGTCGAGAACGCTCTGCCGACCGTGCGCCAGCTCTGCCAGCAGCTGTTCGGCAGCGAGCGGGTGACGCCCCAGTTCTGGAAGCTCTACTTCGAATCCGCGGCCGATGATGATTTCTACTCAGGCCGGGTGAAGGGTGGCCCAGGCCATGAGAACTACGTTCCCGACTTCGAAGTCCTGCTGCGCGAGAAGACCATCGCCAAGCTGGCCGACCGTGCGCTGTCCGAGGTGGCCCAATGAACGCTCTGCCGGACTACTACCGCGAGGAAGGGCTGCGCATGCTGCCGCAGGCGATCGAGGCCGAGCAGGCGGTGCTGGGCGGGCTGATGCTGCGGCCGCAGGCCTGGATGGACGTGCAGGACGTGCTGACCGCGCAGCAGTTCTACCGTCGCGATCACCAGCTGATCTGGCAGGCGATCGAGGACGTGCTGAAGAAGGGCCGCGAGGCCGACCCCGTCACCATCGGCGAATGGTTCGAATCGCGGGGCAAGCTGGAACTGGTTGGCGACGGCGCCTACCTGATCGAGCTGTCGGCCACCACGCCGTCGACGGCCAACATCCGTGGATATGCGGAGATCGTGGCCGAGACGGCCAAGCGCCGCGCCCTGATCGATGCAGGGCAGGAGCTGATCGACGCCGCGTACAGCCCGGAAGGTCGCAGCGCTCTGGACCTGATTGGCTCCGCGCAGACCCGCATCGGTGGCCTGCTGGACAGCGAACCCTGCGACCTGGAATCGGTGGCGCCGGTGATGGAGCGTGTCTTCCACCGGCTGGGCGAGAGGGCGAACAACGAGGGCGGCATCAGTGGCCTGACCACCGGCGACCACGACCTGGACGAGCTGCTTGGAGGCCTGCAGCCCGGTGGCCTGTACGTCCTGGCCGCACGCCCCAAGATGGGCAAGACCACCAAGGCAATCAATGTCGCCGAGCATGTGGCGCTGCGCCTGCGTAAGCCGGTAGCGGTGTTCACCTTCGAAATGCAGCCCGAAGAGCTGGGTGATCGCATGCTGGCCAACCAGGCAGGCATCAACGGCACCCGGATCCGCACGGGCAAGCTGGACGACGTCGATTGGGCCAACGCATCCGAGGCGACCCGCAGGCTGTCGCAGGCTCCCATCTTCGTGAGCCGCCCGAAGCGTGCCAGGGTCGAACACGTGTGCGCGCAGATCCGCCGCATGCACGCGCGTGATCCGCTGGGCCTGGTGGTCATCGATTACCTGCAGCTCATGGAAGTGAAGGGCGACAACCGCGCGGCCGGCATCGGCGATATCACCCGGACGCTGAAGCTCACAGCCAGCGAGCTTGGGGTGCCGTTCCTGCTGCTGAGCCAGCTCAACCGCGAGCTGGAAAAGCGGACGGACAAGCGGCCAATCGTCGCCGATCTGCGCGATTCGGGCTCAATCGAACAGGACGCGGACGCGGTGATCTTCATTTACCGCGACGAGATCTATAACCCTGGCAGCTCCTGGGCGGGCACCGCCGAGCTGATCGTGGCCATCCAGCGCAACGGTGCGCCCGGCGTGGTCCGGCAGCTGTACCAGCCCGAGTACTTCCGGTTCTCGCCGCTGCCTGAGTACTGGCAGCCCAAGCAGACCAGCGCCTCGGCACCGGCTGCTGGGTCCGCTCCGAGGGCTCGCCGAGGGCTCGCCGCCGCGTTGCCGATGGGGGATCGAGAATGAGCCTGACCGCTGCGGCGAGGAAGATCCGCGCCAAGCGCGCGCGCCGGCCGATCTACATGGTCGTGACCAAGCTGATCGATCCGGCGACCGGCAAGCTGGTGGGTGCCCTGGTGCCTGCTCATGAGGTCGACCAGCGCCTGATGCGAGAGCGCAAGTTCAAGGTTGGCCGCGAGGTCCGCGCGGAACTGAAGCAGCCGCGCGAAGGTTGGCAACACCGCCTGGTGCACAAGATCGGCCAGCTGATGGTCGACAACGTGGAAGGCTGGGAGCAGCTCGGCAGCCACGACGCGGTGAAACGCCTACAGCGTGAGTCCGGCACCTGCTGCGAGGAAATGGAGATTGATGTCCCCGGCGTTGGTCGCCTGATGGTCAAGCAGGCCGAGAGCCTGTCCTTCGACGAAATGGAACAGGACCGATTCCAGGTCCTGTTCGATGGGATCACTGCGCACATCGGCCAGCGCTACACCCACGTGATGCTCGACAACGTGCGCGCCGAGTTCTGGAAGATGGCCGGGCAGAACAGGCGGGTGGCTTGATGATTCGTGCCAAGCATTACACCGCCACGACGGTGCCAAGTGGGTGGACGCCAATACTTCCATGCCCGTTCTGCGATGGACCAGGACGGCTCACCGTCTCCTTTTGCCTGTTCAACCCTAGTCAGCCGTCCTGTTCGTTCGTGGATTGTCCCCGTTGCGGTGCTGCGGGCGGTGTCGTGGAGCGGACTGACCTGTCAGAAGAGGGTATCGCCCGACATGCGCTCCGGAAGTGGAACCGTCGTGGCACGCACCAGAACGCGGTCTGGAAGCTGCAGCGCATCGCGCAGGTGCTGGGGTCTGACTACGTGGAGAGGGCCGGCTGATGCGATCCAAGAATTCCAAGGCATTCACCCCCGCCGAGAAGCGGCACGTGGACGCGGTGAAGTTGTTGAAGTGCAGCGTCTGCGACGCGCCAGGACCCAGCGACGCCCATCACATCAACCAGGGGCAGCACTTCACCACCGTGGCGCTCTGCAAGGACTGCCACCAGGGAAGCTTCAACGGGATCCACGGGCAGA